TGCTGCTGGTTCTGGCGTGACATTGAACGCACAGGGTTCTAAGGTGAAACTGAATGGTCAGTGGGCTACCGCTACTGCCATCAAGATTGCAACTGATACTTGGGTTCTCGTCGGTAACACGGCGGTATAACGTGCAGATTGTTGCTGTCGTTGGCGGCTCAGAAAAACTTGCTACACCAACACTAGGTACAGCAACCGCTACTAACGGCGGGTTCACATTCTCTATTACCAACTACGACGCAACATACATCTACACGCTTAGCACAACAGCAGGCAGCGTAAGCAGGTCTGGCTCAACAGTCACCCAATCTGGTTTAGGTAACGGTGCTTCGGCAACTGTTTCTGTTTATGCAGACAAGAGTGGCTTCGATAGGTCTGATACTGCAACGCGTGCAGGTACTTCTATTGCTGCTTGTTCAAACACTGGTTACAGTTTCACAACTACAGAAGGTGGCAACCTAGGTACTTGTGGAATCATTCCTTGTGGTGCTGGAGAAAACCCTGCATACGACATCTTGCATGTTCAAGTAACACCTGACCCATGTATTAGCGGTGGAAGCGTTGTCAATGGAGGATACCTAACCTACATTGGTAGTTGGTACTGTCTATACACTGGGAACACCTGCCCTTAAAGGAACATCATGTCAAACAACGGACCAGACCTAACCAAACCACACAACTTTTTTGCTTTTGTTATTAACGGCGAAGTCGTATGGAAACATATGCTTTACGAAGAACTAGAACACTTGACCGCGGTGTACTCATCTGACCCGAAGGTTGTCATCATCCCAGCAGAACTAGGTCAAACGGTACAGATGGGCTGGAAATACAACGGGTCTACGTTCTCTCCAGAATGAGCGCGTGGGAAGAATATAAAAAAAGGTTAGGGACAACACGCCCTTGGGATTTGGTTAACCCAAACGTCCCTCGCGCAGATGGTCGCATTGCCTATCACCGCATGCAAATTTGCGTGGCATGCCCTGAACTTATTGGTTTAACTAAACAATGCAAGCAATGTGGTTGCCTTATGACGGGGAAGGTTAAGTTGAGGGACGCTGTGTGTCCCATGGGTAAGTGGTAACTTGCGTAGCAAGTGGCTAATCATCATCCCCGCAATACTGTTCGCGCTCTTTGCGAAACCTGCTAAAGCCGACACGCTAGGCGAGTGGACATACAGCCAGTCATGTGCAGCAGGTTCAGTCGAAGTAATTGACGACAGCATTATCCTGCGTGGTCCTGATGGTGGTGGTTGCATGGGGGCGAACTGGGTCAAGATTGAAACCACAATCCCCGCAGATGTGGACACAATAGATTTTACTTGGCAATATCAAACCAATGATGGTTGGGTGTATGACCCGCCACAGTACGCGGTCAACGGTGCATACACCTTGCTTACACAACAGAACAATGCGACAGGCGAGCTGTCTGTACCCGTCAACGAGGGGGATGTATTCACGTTCCGCCAGTACTCAATAGATTCCTGTTGCCAACCTGGGTATCTAACAATTAGTAACCTGTCGTTATGGGCATCTATAACCTCATCCACAACGTCGACGACGACCTCTACTACTACTGTCCCGTCAACGACTGTCCCTGTCACCAACCCGACTACTACGACAGTTCCAGAAACAACTACAACAACCACTACTTCTTCGACTACAACGACAACAACGACGACAACCTCAACGACTGTGCCTCAGACAACAACTTCTGTGGCGAACTCAACTAGCACTTCTTCTTCAACTAGTACCACATCAACGACTAGCACCACTTCAACTACGAGTACATCTTCAACAACTACCAGTACTTCCGTACCCCAAACAACATCAACAGAATCAACGACGACCACAACAGAACCACCGCCAGTACCAACACCTGTTACACAGCCTCAAATATCCGAGCCAGAACCTGTTGAGCCTTCCGTTCCTGAAGAGCCAGAGATAACCGAGACAGGCACCACAACAACGACAGTAGAGGAAGCCACGCCAGAGGAGACGCTTCCCGAAGAAACAACCACAACAACTGAACCAAGTCCTGAGCCATCCCCCGACACTACAGAAGAACCAGTCGTAGACACAACCCTGCCAGAAGAGCCTGAGACCCCTCTAGAAGCCCCTCTAAGCGTCGAGGAAGTGGATTCGCTAATAGCAGAAGCAGAAACCACGGAAGCCCTTGTAGAAGCCCTAGCCGAACTCAGCCCCGAACAAGTTGAACAGGTCGTGGAATCCCTGCTTGCTGAGGAACCATCCCAAGAGCAGGCAACCGCCCTCGCCTCCAGCCCCGAAGTGCTTGCAATAGTTAGCACCGAACAAGCGCAAGAAATCTTTGAGGCGTTAGACGTAGCCGAACTATCCGATGCCCAGACCGAGGAACTTATCGCCGCGATTGAATCCGCACCTACGGAAATCCGTGAAGAATTCGAAGACACCATCGACATCTTTGGCGAAGGCTTGGATGACTACACCCCTACTGGCTCAAACATTCCAGTCGGAGAACGCCGCACCCTTATCGCAGTCACGGCAGGGATAACCCTCGCCGCCGCAGGTACTAGAATTAGACGCTAATGAGAAAATTCTTGGATTACCTAGCAGATAACGCATGGACATGGGCGGGTACAGGCATGGTCTTGATTACCCTCTCTGGTCCTACCTTACGACAGGCAACCCTTATCACAGGCGTTGTTGTTTTGGTACACTCTTCACTAACCCTATCTAAGAAAGACTAGTCATGGCAAAGCTTCAAAACATCATCTTCCGTATCTTCGCATTGTTCGGCTCATCCGCATTGGCAGCTGTTGCTGGTGGTGCTTTGATTGGTGTAGACCTATGGAAGTCTGCAGCACTTGCAGGCATCATGGCATGCGCCCAAGTAGTAGAAAAGTTGTTGCGCTTCAGCGTTGACGGTTCGCTCAGCAAAGAAGAAATCGAACTCGCGTTCACAGGTGCAGTTAAGGCTAAACCTGAAGTAGCCGAGTAATGGCGTTGAAGAAGAAGGCAGGCAATGACCTACCTATCATCCCCGTCAAACTCTGTTCTTGTCTTAAGAATGCGAAGCCTGGTGAACTCGCTCCGAAACTTCTTCGCAAGATTGAAGGCAAAGGAATGTTGCACCATTGCGCGGCAGACGCATACGAAGCAATGGATGCGGCAGCAAACGCTGAAGGAATTGACCTTAGTCCGACAAGCCCAGCGGACACATACCGCACTTTGGCGGTTCAAGAGTACGGATTCTTCCAGCGATACACCACAGATGTAATCGCAGGTCAAAAGCCTCGCGTATATCAAGGCAAAGCGTGGTATCTGAAAAAGGGTAATGCAATGTTGGCTGTTCCTGGAACGTCCAAACATAACCTTGGTATTGCTATTGACATCAAGAACGCTAGCGAACCGAAACGTCTTGCATGGTTGAAAGCTAATGCTGTGTCGTTTGGTTTCTCTTGGGAAGTTGTGCCAAGTGAACCGTGGCATTTGCGTTACGTTTGTGGTGATGCAAAACCGCAACGTGTTCTTGATTATCTTGCGAGCAAAGTAGCTTGATGTGGACGCTGGCTGGTCCACTGTTTGGGCTGCTGTTATTGCTGGTTTTTTTGGTTTGCTAACTGTTCTATTACAGAAACTAAAAAAAGAAAACACTAAAGACCATGAGATTGTGATGGGGATGTTGAAGATGGTGTACAAAAAGCAGGGTTCTGTTGAGTACAAGATTGACAAAGTGTCTGACAAATTGAGTGAGCATATAGAAAACCACAAAAAGTAATCGCAAGACAATTCGTCAAGCTGGTATCTTGGTCGGTCCTATGACTCGCCAAACGCTAGAGACAATCCGCAAATACCTAGTAACCGCAAGGGTTTCCCGCCCTGAAGAAGAAGAATTCTTCCAAGCTTTAAACGAACTAGACCGTCTCCTCATTGCATCCTCGCGCCCGCGGGAGACAGTAAACTCTTGACATGGCAGAAGGGCTAACCCACCCAGTAGTAATCGTCACATGGATGGACGCGCATGCCGCCACAGAAACATGGACACCACTCGATGGCATCGACCAAGAGCCGTGCATGGTGAACAGCTGCGGCTTCCTACTGACCGCTGACGAGGGTGGCAAGCCAGACCATATAACTATCTACCAATCGAAAACAGATAGCGACGATGTTGACGGTGTGCTTTGTGTTCCTGTTGCGATGGTGAAGACCATGAAAGTTTTTCCAAAAGATACTTGACATACGGTATTACTGTCGGATAAGGTAGACGGTAAGGGAAACAACACGAAGGGAAATCATGCAAATCAATAGATACCGCATAATCAAACCAACACACGGAGAACAAGACTGGCTTGACATCCGTTTTTGGGATGAGATGAAACGCAAACGGCTATCAGCATCAGCGGTAGCTGCCATCTACGGGCGACACCCGTTTGTACCAGCAGACAAGTACGCTGCCGAAATGTTAGGTGACATACCCCCCGCACCTATCCCACCAACATGGGCAATGACCCGTGGCAACGACCTTGAACCGCTCTGCATCAAATGGGCTATCGACAAAACAGGCATACCGTTTACCACACCTGAAGAAATGTTTGTTGCAGAAACAGACAACGGTGCGCGAATGATTGCCACACTCGACGGCTTCTATGAGAACGGTGACGAGCGAAAGATTCTCGAAATCAAAACCTCATCACGCCCATGGGAAGGTGAACTACCTGACTACTGGCGCATCCAAGGAATCCAGCAAGCCATCTGCGCTGACGTAAGCCAAGTTACATGGGGTGTGTTCGATAACACGATGAGCCTTTACATCTACGAGCAACACATCAGCGATGATGAGAAACAAGAACATTGTGATGCTGTAGCCAAATGGTTGTCAGCTATCGACATGGACATGACACCAGAAGGCGTGAACTGGTCATATGAAACCATCACTAGCCGCTACCAAAAGGTAGAACACACAGCGATAGAACTACCAGTCACCGCCAAGGAACTCGTAGCACAACTGAAGCATGTGAAGTCAGAAGCCAAGTCTCTAGCAGAGTTAGAAGACAGACTGAAGGCTGAACTGTGTGAGTTGATTGGACCGAACGAAGTTGCTACGGTTGACGGAACAATCATTGCAACATGGAAGGGACGCACATGGGAATCGTTGGACATTAAACGATTGAAAGCAATGGAACCTGAGATAGCAGCAAAATATAGTAAGCCAACAACAACACGAACACTTCTCTTGAAGGGAGAAAGATAATGGAAGAGCAAGCAATCAAAGAAGCACTACTCGATGTACTCAACAAGCATGGTGTACCTGACAAGTCAATTGTCGGCAAACTCCCACGCGGCGGAGGTTCACTCGATTTTGTCGGGCATGCGGAAATCACCAAAATTCTCATCGAGGTCGACCCACTATGGTCATGGCAACCATGCGGCTGGAACGAAGGACGACCAGCAATTCATGTAGTGAATGGCATGGCTGTGATGTGGGGAATCCTCACCGTCCACGGCAAAGACATCATCGGTGTTGGCTCAGTCAAACACGACAAAGCTGAACTTGACAAAGAACTTATCGGAGATTTCCTACGCAACGCCGCAATGCGTTTCGGAATCTCGCTATCCCTGTGGAGCAAACAGGAATGGGAAGGACAAGAAATAGCGGGGAAGGTACAGACCAACAGCAAGGTAGCGAATCCGCTTGCTACCAAACCTGCTGAACCTTCTCCCGTGAACGAAGACAAAGCGTTGACACAGCAACAAGTGAAACAATTCGTTGACGCTTGTGACAAGATTGGTTTGGACCCAGCCATCGTTGCATCTAAAGCAAAGCTGAACTGGGATGGGGTAATCATGCAGTCACAGCTACCTATTTTGCGTGACGCTTTCACCGCTATGAAGAACGAGGGTGGTAACTAATGGCGGCGAAACGCACCGTAGACCCGACAGGTTCAGCACCGTCAACCAAGATGGTGTCGATGCGATTGACTGCACACCAACTGTCATGGGTGGAAACGATATGTAAGAAACGGGGATGGTCGCGTAGCGCACTGTTCCGTTTGCTACTGGATGAGGAGGTACAGCGTGTCGAAGGAACGAGCCAAGGGAACTAACTTCGAAACATTCATCGTCAACTATCTGAAAAACTTTTATCCTTTTGTTGAGCGTCGCACATTGCAAGGCACATTGGATAAGGGTGACATCGCAGGTACTGACCCTCGTCTCGTGTGGGAGTGCAAGAACCAGAAGACATTAAACTTTTCTGGGTGGTTGCATGAAGCTGAGAACGAACGGAAGAACGCGGGTGCAGAGATTGGGATTGTGGTGGCGAAGCGTCGCAACTACGGTAACCCTGCTGACCAGTATGCGCTGTTGCGTTTAGATGACCTGATGAAAATATTGAAACAGGCAGGCTACTGATGGTCGAGCGTACCGAAGGGTACGAACCATCACACGACATCAAACAATTCGACTTCACTAAAGACTTAGAGTTTGGTCATCACGGTGAAGAGCTTGTACAACAGTTCCTTGGAGAGCTGAGCAAAGGTTCTTTCGAAGTAAAGTTTGACCGCTTCAGAAACGGACGCATCTTCGTAGAGTTCGAACAGAATCCCCGTGATACAGGATGGAAGCCATCAGGAATAGCCACTACTAAAGCCAAATGGTGGGTGTATTTGTTCTCACCCAATGCGTTTGTTATAATTGAAACCAGCAGGCTACGCCGATACATAAAAGCAAATGTCGAGAGATTACAAATCCGAACGGCAGCCGCAGACTCCACAAACCCAGCAAAAGGATTCCTTATATACCCAGAGCAAGTCAAGGAGTTGATGTCAGTATCCACCTACGATTAGGAGAAACAATGTTAAAGATTTTTGTAGCAACACTTATAGGTTTAGGGGT